ACACGAATTTATCGGGGAATGTTTGTATTCTCGCATATTCTCGAACAGTCATACGCCTTTTTTGACTCGGGTGTATATTTATAACCGGACCACCCGTCCCACCTCCCCGACCCGTAATTGTGGGTGATACTTTATCCCAATCTAGAATTCTATTACCAAGAAACCCCGTAACTTTTACTTTATGTTTGGTTCCTACGTGTTGAATACTATCATCGTAATCAATTGATAGATCATATATTGCGTCTTTTAATGTTTTAGTTATTACCTGTTTCTCTTCGGGCCATTGAAAATCCACGTGTTTTGCTATATCGTTACGAATACCTAAAAATATGATTCGTTCTCTATTTTGTGGTATGTCATACCATTTCATTCTGAATAGTTTAATGTGTACGTCGTATCCACACTCTTCGAGATCTTTTTCTATCATTTTAATGACCTTACCTCTACCAAGTTTCTTATCTTCGTTAGATTCGTATCCACCTATACTTCGTATACCTTTAACGTTTTCAAATACGAAATATTTAGGTTTTTTTAGTTTTAATAACCGAACTAATTGAAGGTATAGAGTATTTCTGTTATCTTCTTCGGATCTCAATGTATTTGCTAGAGAAAAACCTTGACACGGAAACCCACCCGTTAATACATCACAATCTGGAATTGATTCTAGTTTACATATGTCTTCATATACGGGTTTAAAATTAAAATTTTTTTCGTAAGTGTTACATGAGTCTTTATCAAAATCGTTTACGAAAACAACATCAAAATTATCTTTCATTTCATGAAAGGCATAATCTAAACCACCACATCCAGAAAATGTGGACGCGATTCTTAATTTCATAATGTTTTTATATATCACATACACTTTAAATAACTTGTTTGTATTAATTTTTTCTAACTTTACTTAAAATTTCACACATTTTTAAATAATCACCTTCGGGTAAATTTTGTGAATTTTTATCGATGATTTCCATAATGGACTCTGCCGCTTTTTCATTTTCTGATTTTTCATTTTCACGATTGCGTGTAGACGGACTATAAAATCCACAGTCACTATCGATAACTCCGGACCAAGAATACTTCATTCTTAAATGTAATAAAAAATCACTTATAGACGAATAATATTCATCACGAGACCAAACTTTATCGTCGTAAAATACATATTTTTTATCGACTATCGAGTTTACTACGTTAAGGTCGGCCCAAACGCCTTCGTGACCACTTAAATTAAAAAGGGATATGGGATGTATATACCCATTTTCAAGTCCTGGTAACAATTCACTTGAAGATTCGTACCCGAGATTAAAGTTATACGAAAGAATAGGTGAAGCGTGTATATCTATACTTAAAATAGACGTTTGAAATCTTGGACCATTATAAGAAATAATGATTGCTAGGTGTTGGGCATTAATAGTATTAGGTATAGTTGAGCGGATAAATTTGTTTACAAAAGGTTGTGGTCTCATTACTTTTATTAATTATTAAAATTTTAACTATGTAAAAAATTTAGTCAGTCCTTGTTTAATTCGAATAAAGCGTATTCTATGAATACATTTGAACTAGGATGGTCCGTGATCGCAAGTTCATTATCTAGTTCACCTAGAAAATCTACTTTTTCATTTTCGTTGATGTTATTATACATGTAATTGATAAGTTTTGCATTTCTTGATGCGACTGCCCCTATCATAGCAAATAATTTACAATGTTTAGGGTAATTACACTCTTCATATAGATATTTATACATTTCCAAACTCGTATCGTGATCTTTACAGAATGCTACTGCAAAACTTAAATCGTCTTCATCTTCTCTCAAATCATCACCTTCATTTGGGACGTCTTCAATTATTTCATCAATTTCGTTACGACGTTTTTTTAATTCGTCAAATTCACCGTTAATACAAGTTTTATAAATAGATTTCATTTTTAGTTTTATATTTTAAAGTGTCAAATATTGACTTGGGTTAAAAATATTTTTATAAAGTAAAAGATGTGGATGTTACTGTGTACACCAATAACCATACCGATTAGAGTTGAAAATCAAAGAATTATAAGTACGAATAAATGTCGAATTGTTACTGTATCACCAACTGATAATAAAAATAGATATGTCATAGATATAAAAGAAGAAATACCTGAATTAAATATTAACCCAACGATTACCGATAAAGATGATTAATATATTACTTATATAAAGATAATGATTTTTATATAAGTAATGGTTAGAGAATATGCTGAAACCGTCTATCAAAAATTGGGTCCCGGCTATAGCGAGTGTGTATATCATAAAGCGATGGAAGTCCTACTTAGAAGCGAAAAAATACCATACGAATCAGAAAGAATAGTTCCTATAGAGTTTATGGGTCACATTGTTGGAAATTTACGCGCAGATTTGATTTTGAATAGTGAAACCGTACTCGAACTCAAATCTGTTAAGAATGTAACTGATGTTATGGTAACACAGGCTCAAAACTACCTTCGTTTAACTGGTCTTAGACACTCGTATCTAATTAATTTCCCACCAACAGTAAACACAGAATTGGAAGTTAGATACGTTGGGATAGATTAGTGTATAATTTAAACATTTTATTAAAATTAGTGCTTGTACCACCTTTATTTGGATGCAATTCTTTAGAAGCTTGAATGAATATTTTTCGAAGATTTTGTTTCGTTTTAGCATTTTTGAGTTTTTGTTCCCAGGTTTTATTTTTATTTTTTTGAGTCGGAACTGGTTTTGATTTTCGTTTCTGTATTGGTTTTGGTTTTGGTGTATTGATATAGTAATATTGATTAAATATTCTTTTGATACTTTTTTCTTTATTTGTTAATTCCGTGTTATTTTTTCCGTTTTTTATAATAGTACGTTCACCCATTATTATATTATACACACAAAATTTATGGTAAGGTGGGAATATAAGTGTTTTTTTCCTTTTCTTTTTCCTGAACCTGATTCATTAAATACATGACTGGAATCATTTGATATATCTTTTTCCATTCACTTTTGGATTCTTCATAATACTTTTTGGGGTCCTTAAGTCCTTCTTTTATAATTTCATCAATCTTTTCCGTGTAAAACTTGATTTCTTCTAAACAGAAATTATAATAAGGATCGTTCATTATATATTTAAGTGTTTTTTCTTTAAATATTACTTAAACTTTACAAATTCAATACTTTCTCGCTTATTATTTTTACGTAAAGGATGTATTTTGAATAGTCTATTCTGATTTCTTAAACTATAAATTTGTTTGATAGAGTATTTTTCATTCCATTGAGATTTTATCAGATTCTTTAAAGTACTTTGTTTAATAAACTTGTTATTTGCCAAACGTATGACCTTATCACCCGATTTTAAGTTTTTATACGTTATAATATCTTGTCTATTATTTTTATTATCTGGTAAATTTATCTTTTTCCAAATAATTTTTTTTTCTATTATTTGTTTTGGGTCGGGTATGGGTCTATATATAAGTGGTTTAAGTCTTGACCGCACATATTCGTGATGTCTTACTAACGGTGATGCATTGTCTGATACTCTTCGTCTGACTGTTGTTGATTCTGGGCGGACTCTAATCTGATTACGAAACCGTTGTGTTATGTTATTCATGTGATTTGGTGAACCAGATCTCGAATTACGCGGTGTCACTCGTGGTGGTGTATAATTATCCATTTATATAAACGGAGAATTATTTTTTACTATATGGTTGGTATATATTCCCAATGAAGATCTATACATATTTTTTTCCATATAACATCCTGTTGATATAACTTTTCCTTAGATTTCAAAAGTGGAAAATATTTTAAGTATTTATCTTCACTTAAGAGTTCACAAAATTTGTATAGTACATACGAGTAACTTAAAAAGTTTTTCCTTTCCGTGGGACAATTTTTATCGAATGGTTTTTGTATATCCTTAAACATTATACGTAACCGCTCTTCTAATTCCTGTGGCATTTTTGGTGGTGATATACCACTAAGTATATTTGTTATGTAAGGAACATGTTCATAATATTTGTTAAGTTTTAGTTTTTTTAAAAGACTTCGAACACGTGCATGTGTAATTTCGGTAACAACTTTTATTTTAATCTTTTTTAATTCGTTATGTAGTTCTTCTATAACTTCTTTTGGTATGTTTGTTGTTTCTTGTGCTTGGAATTGTGACAACCATTCGTTAAAATGATTTTCTCGTTTATACGAATAGTTTATTATTTTTTCGGAAGTTTCTTGTTCTTCTCTATATGTTAATTCTTCGCTTATTAGTTTTGCTATGATTAAACCACACTCTTCACAAACAAGATCACTCGAATCTGTAAAATGGTATACCCGGCTATCGATACAATTTGGACATTTTTCCGATATTTTCTCTATAGGTCTATCTACATTAACTTTTTCTACTATGGCGAGATACTCATTAAATATATCTTTTCTTTGTAATCCAGTTGTTTCTTTACAATTAAAAACATTATCTGTAGTTACTTCCCTATTAGATTCATCCGTATGCTGTTTCATGTAAGGCATACATTGTATTATATAATTTGACATTTCATATTCATACATGGATTTATTAGAAGGATCACTTTCTATAGACTTTCTCCAAGTGTCTAATTTATTATTATAACGGCTTAAAAAATTACCTTCCATATATATTATTTAATATGATAATTAATCTTTTAACTAATGTTATAATATGGGTATACGATAATTTAAAAATTTTTATTTATAAACCAGATTATGAAATTGTAGATCATTCAATGGAATATTATATCGATAATAAAGTGATACCGGAAGAAATAGACGATTTTTGGATAAGCGAATATTCCGAATGGGATGGTAACACTGAATCTTTTTATAAAGATTTAAAAGGTGTTAATTATAAAGATAATTGTATACCAAATAATGTTTTAAAAACTGTTATTCGTATAAAATATTGGTTTAATGGTAAAATGTATAAGTATTTAACATATGATATGAATCATGAATGGCCACCAGAAAAGACATCTGGTATAATATTTAACATACCAATCGTGAGTGCAGTTTTGCTTGATTCGTATGATAAACCTGTAAAGGATATATTGAGTAAAATTAAAAGGTACGCGGGACCCCGAGGTAATTTTTACGGTAAAAAAGATATTAAAATCAGTGACATGTTATATTACGATAAAGATACATTAAAAAATGAATATACTAGTATAAAAATAAAAAACGCTTTGGGAATGAATAAAATTATAGATACAACGTCTGGTTTTATATCAGATTTAAGTGTACCTTAATTTTTTTATTCTTCATCGTTATCAACTGCTTTAGTTGCTAAATAAAATTTAAGATCACCAAGATTCGCGACATTATATTTTAAAATCAAAAATCTATTTTTATCTTCTTGCATAATTTGAACAGTTGAACACATACCCGTAGCTTTAGTAAATATATTCATGTATCGAAGGGAGTATATACCAGATATACACTCACTTTCTTCTATACATTCTATAGTA